CATGTGGGGGTTACCCTTGCAAGGTCACGGGTTGGTGTTCGGCTTCTTGTAGCCCTGCTTGGGCTCGATACCGGGCGGGTGCTTGATGGTGCCGTGGCCACCCTTGAGCTTGGGGTTGCTGATGTGGCCAGCGGGGACGGATGGAGTCTTCATGGTTTCCTCGGATCTCTGAACGGAGTGGTGAAGCCGCCGAATCGGTTCTTGGCGGCAAGGAGTGCATCTTCCTTCTGCTTCCCCGTGGAGACAACCTCCGCCGAGAACTTGGGTGTCTCGCGCGGGCGGGTCTCGTGGAGGAGGCGAAGCTGGTCGACCAGGAACCGCTGGTTCTCGGGGAGGGCTTGGTAGTCCGCCAGGGACAGGTCAATGCGGATGTCGCTCACTGCCGGAACATCCCTGCCGGCAAGCGGCCTGCTGCCTCAAGGGTCTTGATGTCTTCGATCTGGTCCTCACGCAGGAACGACGACGGCTTAGGTGGGCTTGGGCGGAACCGGTCGCTGAGCTGGCCAGAGTCGAAGGCGGTGCCGTTGGCGCGCTCCTGAGCTTTCTTGGCGGCGTGCTCGGCGGCCAGGCGTTCCCCTGCCTGTCGGCTGGCGACGAAGTCGTCGTACTTGATGATCAACCCCGGGCGGAAGCAGCGGAAGTCCAGGGAGACCTCGTGGCCGCACCGCTGGCACTTGGGGTGGCTGCGGTTCACCTGCTCGGGGGAGACATCCTGAATCCACGGGATCTTGTCCGTGTGCATCCCGGGCGGCACACCGTCCACGATGTTCCCGCCCGCGTCGTAGAACTGCTCGCCCACGAACAGCAGCGCTGGGTTGTTGCACTGCTTGCAGCGGTAGGCCCACTTGATCTTGGTGGGGTCTCCGCCGGCGGCCACTGGGACCGCAGCGCCCATGGAGATGAGCCGCGCTCGAGCCTCCTTGCTCGCTGCGCTGAACATGCGGATCAGGTCCGCCACCTCCTCCTGGTAGGTCTTGGGGATCACGGGGCTGAGCTGCTGCTCCGCTTGGGCGGGCTCGGCTGGCCGGTTTCCTTCGGCGGACTGCCCTGGGGCTGACCCGCTCCCTGTGCTTGGGCCAACGCCATCGCCTGCATTGCGGCCAGGCGGTAGTGCTTCTGAAGATGCGCCAGCATGACCTGCTTGATTGCCGGGTCCGCTGCGTCGCCCTCGTCCGTTTGGAGCCATCGAATGTGCGTCTGGATGTGGACCTGGTGGTCGTCGTAGTCCATCACGTCCGGCGGCGGTTGCGGCCGACCCGTGACTTCGTCGATCTGCGGCCGGGCGATCAGGTCGTTCTCGATCCCCGCTCGCCGCTCGTTCTGGTCGTGGTCGGTGAACGTCGCGTCCATGTCGCCTACGTCCAACGCCTGGAAGATCCTGCGCGCGTGGGTGGGGTCCTGGGGGTCCAGGGCACCAACGGACATCAGGTCCATCGCGTCCTCCCGCGCCAGCGCCTTGCTCTTGGGCTGCATCGAGCCTGGCTGGACGACCACCGTGTTGTTCCCACGGAGGTCTTCCCCAACGAAGTACTCGATGTCGACGGCCTGCGCTGCACCGTAGATCACCACCGCGCGCGGCTTGCTCATGTTGGCCGCGGTGAGGCTCAGGATGCGCCTGGCTGTCGCCTGCATGGCCGCTTGGTGCTCCTCATAGGCGATGCCCATGGTCTCGGCGTCGCGCTCCTGGAGCTGCCTGATGGCCGTCCCTGAGCGCACGCCTGGGATCGTCGAGCCCTGGGTCACCTCGGACTGACTGGACACCCAGCGCATGTCGTTGAGGTTGTGGTCCAGGGACGCCAGGTGGGCAGTGCTGATCTGCGGAGGGTCCAGGCGCTCGGGTCGCTTGTTCTGCTCGTACTCCCAGAGGTCGCCGTAGTTGTTGCGCAGCGTACGGAGCCCATTACCCTTGGGCGCCATCCACTGGGCCACGGAGAGTTGGTCGCGCTGGCGGTCGAGCTGGCTGCGGGCGCGGTTGTAGTCGCGCTGACTGGACAGCAGGTGCTCCACCATGCCCATCCCGTGGAGCCGACCAGGGACGTTGCTGTAGCGCAGCATCTTGACCGGGTAGCGATCCTCCACTTTCCCCTCGTAGGCGGGGTGAGGCGCGTTCTCGAGGAGCATCTGGTCACAGACCACGATCCGGGCTCCCTTTTCCACCATGCGACTGGGTGGGCGCCAGAACTCGCGGACGACCACAGCCTCGTCGTGGTAGGCGGAGGCTCCTGGGACCACGGCACCGCGGCCGAGGACCACGCCACTCAGCTTACGCCACCAGGTGGAGACCTTGGTGTCGGTGAAGTTCTCGGGGCGGATGTCCTTCGCCTTGTCCGGATAGTGTTCCCAGAGCCATTCCATGGAGCGGACGTGCTCAATGACGATCCACGGCGACTGGTCCAGTTGCGGATAGCGCGTGGGCATCAGCACCTGGAACGGTCCCAGGGCCTCGCCAACGATTTCGCCCTCGGGCTCGTCGTCATAGGCGCCCAGGGCTTCGTACATCGGGCGGAACTTCTCGGGGACGTCCTGCTCCTGGAACACCGTCCCGTCCATGGGGTCGATGTAGCGGCGTTTCTTGGTGCCGGCGCGAGCGTCCCAATCCGTGTAGACGAAGCCGGTCCCGCAGATCACCGACCAGAATGCGGCGTCGCGGCGCACCGCATCCATGTTGAGCCGGTCATGCCAGTAGGACAGCAAGTGGTCGCCCACCTTGGCTGCCCGCACGTCGCGGAAATCGCTCGAGCGCGGGAGCGTCGTGTAGCGACCCTTGCTGGCACACAGGCGGGCCACTTGGCGCAGCACCAGCGCAGCGATCAGGTTGACCTGGTAGCGGTCGTCACCTGACGTGCGGGCTAGCAGCGCAGCGGAGTCTGGCGCGGCGAAGATGTCCACCAGCGACTCGGTGGCGTTCCCGGCGTAGGCGGTGACGCACTCGAACCACAGCCGCTCCAGGCTGGTGTGGATGGTGTCCTTGGACCGCGACTCCGCGGAGGTCTTGGACAAGACGATGTCCAGAGCCTCCTTGTCGTTGTAGCCCTTGCGTCGCTTGCCGAGTTCTTCGGCGCCGTGAGTGACCTTGGTGCGTTGCGGTGCGACGTTCATTCGTTGTCGGGGGGTTCGTCCCCGGCAGCATACTGCCGGAACGCGTCGCTACGGCTCACACCCTGGGCTTCCTGCTCCTGGATCTCCCGTAGGGCGGCCATCACCTGGGCGTCCTTGGTGTAGGCCATGGCCGCCTTCATGATGGCGATGACGAATCCCTGGAGGCGGTCGGACTCCCGGCGGTGGGCTCTAGCCGTGTGGTAGCCAGTCGCTGCCAGCTTCCAGGAAACCACTGCCAGGGCCGTCGAAAGACTCAGAATCGCGATCGCTGTTGCGTAGCTGTCCATGCCGTCGAAGGTCCTCCCGGACCCGCTTCCAGATCTCTGCGTCAGGTCCCTTGGGCTCCTGCGCTGCGTTGGGGGTCACGGACCCCTGTAGTAGCTCGCTGACGCCCTGGAGGGCCAGGCCGAGGCCCAAGACCCGGTCGTCCTTGTTCCGTCCCCGGGAGCGCGCCACGCCGTTGTCGTCGAACTCCATCGTGCGCAGCTCGCGCGCCAACCCGCGGTCGCGGGTCTTCAGCCCAGAGCCCACCGCCCGGTGGATGTGGTTGATGAGGATTGGTCTCGTAGGGGCGCTAGTGCGGAACCCGTATTCGATGCTGTCGATCGAAAGGTTGCGTTCCACGCCGAACAGCTTGGAGACGTAGATGTTGGGGTAGCTCAGCACCCGGACGAGCTGCTCGATCACCGAGATCCCAGGGCCATTGACCTCAGGGACCACGAGCGCCTGGTTGTAGAGCCAGGCCAGGGCCGCGAGCGCGGTGGCGAAGTCGATTGGGGCGAGGTAGCCATGCCAGGTAGCCACATGGACACCTGTGTTGGCTTCCAGGACGACGCCCACGCTGTAGTCGGGCTGGTCGCGGCCAACGGCGACCACACCGCGGGTAGTGCCCTTGTCGCGGACCTTGCCCTCGGAGACGTCGGCGCCCACCACGTAGACCCCGCTGTCCTGGGGGTAGTCCCAGATGCTCAGCATCCCGCCTGGGTTCTCCACCAGGACTGGGTGCTTGTCGTTGGTGAGGACGATGTCGCCGAGCCACTGGGGCCTCGTGCAGCCCGCCTCGATCTTCACCAGGTACTCGTGCTGGAAGACCGAGCGGCCTGTGGAGACGAACGCCTCCTCGGCGCTGGCTGGGAACTCCTCGCGGAACTTGAAGACGTTGCTGCTGAGGTCGGTCTCGGTCTTCCACCGCCGCCAGTGCATCTGCTCCCAGCTCAGCCCATGGCGGTTCTTGTACTCCCGATCGTCCGGCGTCACCTTCGTCATGAAGGTGGACTTCTCCAGGTCGGAGCGGAACGGCTTGGTGTACTCGTCCTGCCAGAACCATGGGGAGAAGAACGGCCAGTAGCCTCCGCGGCCCTCGATGGCGTCCTGCCAGGCGTCGTAGAAGTGGCCCTGCGCTCCTCGAGCCGTGGCCTCCTTGACGATCCATGTGTCGAGGTCGTCGGCTGGGACAGCCTGGGAGCACGCCGTAAACACCGTCTCGGCGTCGCGCCACAGCGGGATCTCGCTGGCGTGGATGCCGTGCAGCGTCAGGCCGCGGGCGACCTCAGGGCTGCCGGCGGTGCGGACGTGGAAGGTGCTGTAGTGGGGCGCCGCGAACTCCAGGGTGCCTGCGCTGTTGCGCTTGGTCGGCAGCGAGCACGGGTGGTTGTCGTGCGCGAACTTCGCCTTGCCGAACAACTCCTCCGCGTTGACGTCGTCGTAGTTGACCGTGAGCGTCTTGCGGTTGGGACGCGTCTCGCAGTGGTTGTAGCTGAAGAGCTGGAAGAACGCTGAGACGCCCTGCTGGCGCGCCTTGACGATGATGATGCGCACGGGCAGTCCCTGGGCGCGCATCTCCTGGATCATCTTGTAGAGCTTCTGCTGCGTCTTGTTGAAGCGCAGCGGGACCACCCCGTTCTTCTTCGACTCGATCAGGTAGAGGTTCTGGAGCCGTGACTCCTCCGTGTCGAAGTGCGCGAACAGGTGCTCGCGGATCGATGGCAGGGCGCGCTCGCCCAGCTTCTGCTGCAACTGGTAGCACAGCATGAGGACCTGGAGGTCCTTGCCGTCCCAGAAGCGTCGGAGGTAGTCCGGGTCGCGGATCACTCGACGGCGGGGAAGCTCACGCCGAACAGCGCCTCGGCGTCGAGCTGGGTGGTGAACGCGCTAATGGCCTCGGCGTCGATCACGATGAACGAGCCGCGGTCGTTGGTCAGCTCGTAGGTCGTGCCGCCCTGCATGGGGTTGAACAACACCACCGTGCGTTGGTGGATCTGCTGGTTGCCCTCGAAGTGCTTGCGCAACCACGTAGCCGCTTCTGAGTCGGCTTCGCCGATGTCCAGGAGGATGCCGAAGGCTGCGTCGACTTGGGCGACGTCGGGGACCTCGATGCCGCCAGCCGTCTTGGTCTTGCGGAGAGCCTGGAGGACGAGGCACTTGGTGCCGTTGGCGCGGACGTGGAAGCTATTGATCGGGAACGGCATCTCGGATCTCTGGAGTCGTAGCGGTGATGATCTGGGTCTTCTGGGTCAACTTGGCCAACTCGTTGAGGAGACGCGCACCCTCCTCCTCCGCAGCCTGCTTCGGGATCATGGTCTCCCACATCTCCCGCATCGCCCGCAGCTCGGCGCCCGCCTTGAACTTGGCGGACGGAGCCATCTCCTCGTCGCGCAGGACGCTCACCAGCCACTGCTGGTAGACGGCCAGCCCAGGCATCAGGATCTCGTCCTGAGCCCGAGCCAGGGCTTCCTTGAACTCCTCCGACTGCATCAGCCGGCGGACGTGGTAGATGCTGTGGCCGGTGCGCTGGGCGACCGCCTCGATGGAGTTGTCGGTCCCTGGCTTGGTGAACTCGTCAGCCAGTAGCCGGGTGACTTGGACACTCTCGATCACCGCCGGCTTGATGCCGTGCCGGTGGAACTGCGTGTCGATGTCGGTGCGTTTCTCGAGTTTGCCCACGAGGATGTGGTAGATACCCTGGCGTGAGGAAACAAGCAAGTGACTAGCGAGCGCGGACGCACCTACGCCCCATGGCTCAACTCAGTGGCGCTGGGTGGGGTGATCTGGACCAAGCC